TAGTTGTACATTTGCTGTGGGCCTTTGGCTCCCCGTGCGAGAGAGATATAATACCGTTTCCCGTCGCAGACCACCTCGTCCCCGAACAAGGGAATGATGGGGATGTCGTTAGTAGGCCATTCGGATTCCTCTAGGATCTCCGCACCATTCAGCTTAACCCACTTGACCACCTCGACATCAATCTCCCGTTCCCGTGAGATCGTGTGCCCCATCTCTTTGATGGCATCCAAAGTGATCTTCTTCTCAATGGGGATGATCTGCCCATTCTCGACCTGGACTATTTTCTGCTTCTTGTATTCTTTATAGAAATACTCTGCGACCCTTACCTTGTCACCCTGGAGCCAGTCCCCAAATATGGTCGCCACAGAGGAACTCTCAAAGTCGCTGAACTCCGCTTTCGGGAATAATCGTTTGAACTCCTTCTTTTCGATCATCTCATCGACAAAGCAGTACCGGGCGTCCTCCATGTTGAACTCTTGGGCGTAGGGGTCGAAATGGACGCTGAGAGGATTGAGTATCCTCTTTATCCTTATATCCTGTTCAAAGGTGTTGCCGACGGCGTATTGGGTGATGATCCTGAAGAAGCCGATCGAGGATGAAATGGCGTGGTTATATGCCGTGTCGTAGGCTATTTCCGCATTGGAGAGGTATTCTATCTCCCGAATGATCCCGTTATAGAGTTCGGCGGTTTTCACATCCGCTAGATCGTCCACAGGCAGAACCCGCATGGAAGAAGGGTTCATCTTGTGGTCGCCACGGATGCGCCGAAGAGTTTTCTGGAGCTTATTGACGGTCAAAACCGGCCTGCCGTCATTTTCTCGTTGGTTCCTGATCTCCTGAGGCCATTGGCCCTCATCCACATCATAGACGAACTTCATGTCATCAGAAGCGGAATCATAGATATGTTGCCACCCGGTGCAGGCTTCCTTATAGGCTTCCTTGATATCGGCAATCTTCTCTTGCTCTTTTTTGCTCATGCCCCCATCCATCCCCCTGCCCCTGCCGCAGCCCTCTGGGGCAACGGGGCGATAACATGATCTTCAAATTTGGTATTGGTTAAAGTGTACCGATAGAAATTCTCCATAAAATGATCCGAGCAATCCTTGGACGGCTTGCCATCCTCATCGAACACCCATCGCTTGACCTCATACAGATGCCGCTCACAGGTATTGAAGACGTAAACTGTGGGCATATTGTTCGGGCCTTTAAGCCATGTCTGGATATTCTTGATGCCGCTATCCTTATCTTTAGAAGCGACATGGAGGGTGATGCCATGTTCGCTCAGTCTTTCGTCAAGAATGTTGTATGTAGACCTCACATCCGTGCCTATGGCGTTCCTCATGTAAGCTGTGTCGCCCTTGGACAGGGGGTCAATAAAGGCATCCTCGATATTCCATCCATAACGGCGTATTTTCCGCACAATATCGTCGGCAATGCCTTCGGCGGAGAGGTTTTCCCATGTTTCCCCGCAACAGAAGTGGATATCCTGCCGATTTACGGTCCAATAACTCACTGCCTGAGGCGTTGAGAGATGGAAGTCGATCATCACGGTCACGGGCCAATCAGTCGGAACGTCAAAAGGCTTCACGACATGAATATTGTCGTCAAATTCCTTCAAAACACGCCCGACAAGGCTCTTGAATTGCCCGAAAACACGGGGAGGGACGTCGCTAGGGTCAATATCTTTGATGAATTTCAGAATTTTTAGCTTCTGGATCTCATCATATTTATCCACCGGAGTCACAGTTTCTAGGTACTTTTCAGCCCCAAATCCCCTATCCTCAACGGGTTTCTTCTTTTCCACATTCTCGTAGAGAAGGAGGTCGAAATATTTCTTTTTCTTGTCCTCATTCAGACCCATTCCATCTAAAACCAACATATCGCTCTTGAGAAGGTCCGGGTTGTCGCAGATGTTCATCCCGTCCACAATCCCGATGTCCCGCCGACCACTCAGAACAATCTCATCAAGAATCCATGCTTCCTTAATCGGGGTCAGATCCAAGAGTGTCTTACCGCAATCAAGCAGAAGTCCACGGCTCATGGCTGCGTATTTCGTCTTCGGGGGCGGCTCGTCCATGATGACCCCCTGCGCACGGAAGCTCTCAAACAGGTCGTCATCCTGGGAATAGCTCATAATGGTCAAAGTAGACTTGTTGATCCACTCCCAGAAGTATTCCGTCCCCTGTTCGTTCTTCTTCGTCTCGTACCACCCATGCGGCGCCCACTTCTTCAGTTCCGGTATCAGCACCCTCCCAAGGTGCAGTTTCCAATCCTCGCCAGTCATAATGATGTTCACCGGCGGCTTGATCCCCAATGAGGACATCTTGTAATACTTAGGCCCATCAGATGACGATATTTCCACTGCGAGTGGATGATTTGGGACTACTGGACACCACGGCTCATAACCAAGCGCCCAGGAAATAGCCACGTTCACTCCGAATGCGGTTTTCCCGATCTTGTTTGAAGCGATCACCGCGGTCGTATTGTTCTCCCTCACAACCTTGAGCGCCCGTTGCTGCCAAGGATAGAGATCCCAAAAGAAAGTCCTGTACTGCGCCTTGAATGCCGCAATCCTCTCTTCCGGCGTCTCACCCGGCGTTTCCGGCTTGGCTACCTGGTTCTTCCTCATTTACCCTTCTTTTTCCCCTTTCCCTTCTTGCACCCCATAATTCCCCCTATGCTGTTTCCAGCCATCCTCTCCATGCACCTGTGACATAGCAGTTGTCGTCTAAAGTCTTGGCAGACATTACCAAATCACTCCCGGCGATAAATTTAAGTGGCCCCTCCATTGGCATTGCCCAAAACCCTGAACTCTGCCCTGTTTCCATGTAAGCTGTCATCCATGCGTTTCTTGATCCGGAGATATCGTCATACGTTGATCTGAGTGTAAACCGTCCGTACTTCGGGGCGGTCGCTCCTCCGATACTCCCAGATATCTTATAAAGGTATAGAACTTTCCCCGTAGGAACAGTATAAATGAGCTGGCGGCCCTTTGTGAATCCAGTTGCGATACGTGAATAAATAGGGGCGTCGCTTAAGTGGCGCACATCAATATTCCCCGCCGCCTTCAGTCCTGTTCCGACAACCAGAGGGCGTATCCTGTTTATCCTGAAGATATCGGTAGCCACTGTCGGGACAGCAGTAGTCCCGTTAAGAAAGATATCCTCCGTCTTTTCGGTAAACTCATCATCAAGATAGTATATTCTAACCTTATGTATCCCTGTTCCGGCGACCGATCCCCCCTTATCTGGATCGTCTTCAACCGATGAAGAAATAACTTCCATCCCCATCTCCGCCGCAGGCCAGACATACGATCCGCCCACACACCAAATGTCCTCTTCAGCCGCACTATCTATGTCGTCGTTGATGGCATATTTATTGAAGAGTGTATGGTTTGCTACGTTTCCCTCTGCGATATCAAATAAATAAGGCATTGAGGACACACGAGGCTTGTTATTGACGTGCTTCACCATGTATGGCAACCCATCCTCACCTATGAACGTCACAGGCCACGCGTCCCTCACATCTATCGTGCTCAGGGCGTTGTCTACCGTCATTCCTTCACCTTGAAACTCTTATCCACTTCATTCGCCCCCGAATGCTTCACCTGCTTCAACGCCATCCGTTCCGAAAGTTCCTCGTCCCCCGTAACCTTCAAATACTTGTTCGCCACATCCGCCGCTCTTTGAGCCTCCATCTCACTCATCCACTTATGCTTCTTCCTGAACAGATCCATCGTCCAATGATTGATGCTCTTCTCTTTCCCTGACTCTTCATTGCCCAAACTTATATCAAAGGATACCCCACCCGCCTTGATACTGAGACTAACCCCCTTAGGTTCATCTGTTTCCCCTACCGTGCTTGTTTCCACGTCCGTAGACTTTATCTCTCTTTCCTGCACCTACTTCACCGCATCCACCTTATCACTCAACGCCGCCACCGTCTTGTTCGTCTCCGCTATCTTCGCCACCAGCTCCATCTGCTTCGTCTCCAGCGCCTCTACATCCTCATTCGTAGGCCCACCCGCACTCACCCTCGCATTCCTCTGGGTATCAACTATACCCCTCAGCCTCTCCCCCTCCTGCCGGCATAACATCCTTCGATACTTCTCACTCATAAACAACACCATCGGCAAACAAAACGTAACCCATTGCCGTTTGTTTCGGTATCACCCCCATAAATTTTGTCACTTTAACCTCTTCCATCGGCAACGAGGTACAAAAATCCGCTAATTCTCTACCGACCAAAACCATATCCCAGATCTCTTCCTCACTATATATACCCAAATCCTTCAACCGATTAGGCCTTATAGTACCCATGTAACCCCTTTTGCTGAACGGAAGTATAAGCTGGATAGTGAATTCATCACTCCCCCTCTGAACTACGACCTGTACCCCCGGTCCCCGGAGCCTCCTCAGGCTCCCTGGCCTGTAGCGCTGCGATGTCTGTATGTATAGATAACGTATTAGAAGTACTCATGTTACGCTCTAGGCGCTCCTTGTCATAGAGTATGCCCAGCGCAGCTGATCTCTGCATTAGAGATGCTGTTTGTATATCGTCGGTTGTAATTGACGAGAGTATCCGATACTGCATCCCAGCGAACACGTCCGCCCGGTGCTGCTTATACTCATCTACCATTTGTTTATTGATACCATAAGCATGCAGGACACGGCAGACATTAGCAGCGTCGGTGTTGCATACAGCGGCGATGTCTCTCATAGAGAGATCCGGGTGTTGCTGTTTCATTGTAATGATCTTCTGCTGCTTGATGGTGGGTATCTTTACTGCTTTGGGCGGCCTGGAGGGCTGTTTTGTGCGTTTTTGGGGTATATCTGGCATCGGTCAAATCCCCTTTAGTTTTTCCATACTCTTATTCTTTTAATCTGTCAAGCGAATATTTTGGGCGGCGAATTTCCATTTGATTGGAAAACGTCGGATTACCTTACAGTTATTGCTTGTCTGTTATCATACATATTCAGCGCAAGTTATTGTATTTATTAACTGTGTATGGTTTTCCCTACGTCGGATTTCCTTACGTATGATTTTCACCTACACTATGAGATAACTATATGATTTTACTAGGTGTGTATGATATTTCCTACGTCGGGTTTCTTTACAATTCCATTTCGATTGGAATATCTTAATTATCTATAAAATAATTGTTTTCTTGTACTATCATATACTTATGTATTATCATGTCAACTTGGCATTGCCATTGCATTATATAAGGCAAAGCTCATTGACAACCAGACCAGAGAACGAGAACCAGGCCACTTGAGAAATTCTCCACTTAAAGGGTCACGGAAAGCTCAAGAACACAAGGACTATTGCCTTGTGTAATATGCCAGTGA